GAGGTTTATTCAGACAGCAATTATACAACAGGATTTGCTTCCTATGGCTATGTCCTTGGGGCTGCTGGCCGTGTAGCCCTTCGGTCCTGCTATGGTTCCAATGCTTTTGGCGGTCTCGGTTGCTTGTATGTCGATTTTGTTCCTTCTTATGCCATTTCTAGTCTTGGTTCTCGGTTGCTCTACAAAGGAAATTATACAGAGATTTAATTAATTAGTTTTAATAGAGAGATAAAGGATAGCTCAAGCTAATGTTATTGAGAGTTAGAGGTGTTTGATAAGAGATTATGCTATTGGAGACGTTTAGGCTAGCTGGTAGGTGTCATGTGAAGTGTGTGCGAAAGCACATACTTCCAATGGCAATGTCAATGAGACTACTAGCAATGTAGCCAATCAGTCCTACAATAGTTCCAATGCTAATAGCAGTCTCAGTTACTTGAATGTCAATAATGATCCTTCTAATACCAATTCTAATATTAGTTCTCAGTTACTTTTGTTGACTGCGTTATAGGTAAACCCTATGAAACATGTAACTTGGGCTATTCCTCACCTCTTGGTGAAAGATAAAGTATGGACTAGTATGTATCAGTATGAGAAATCAAAACTGATGATGAACGTCGAAGCGTCAGCAGATTATGAAACAATACTCAAATCTATTTGATAAGATTACAACAATGCGCAATTTTAAAGTTGCGTTTAGAAATGCTACAAAAGGCAAAAAGCATTATCGTGACGTAAAAAAGATATATAAGATTGGAGTTAACAAATATCTTCGTGATTTGCTGGACGAAGTAAAAAGCAAAAAGTATCGAGTGTCTGAGTATTATATATTTTAGTTATATACTGGACACAAGTGGAGAGAAATCTACAGGCTTCCGATGAAAGACAGAATAGTACAACATGCCATAATGAACTATCTGGAGCCTATATTCAGAGAGACTTTTATAATCGATACTTACTCTTCTATTAAAACAAGAGGAATTCACTTAGGTTTACAACGTGTAAAGAAAGCTTTAAGAACAGGAAAATACAAGTATTGTATGAAACTTGATGTTCACAAGTGTTACCCATCTTTAGATAAAGATATACTAAAAGCAAAACTCGCTAAGAAGTTTAAGGATCCTGATTTACTAGATCTGCTCTACATTATCATAGACAGCTGTGAGAAAGGAGTACCTATAGGAAACTATACATCTTAGTACTTTAATAACTTTTATTTCAACGATTTCGATCATTGGTTGAAAGAAACAAAGAGAGTCAAATCTTATTTTAGATATTGTGACGATATTGTAATACTGAGTAACAGCAAGTAGGACTTACATGAATTGTTCGTACAGATTAGTTAGAAAATGCACGAACTACACGTATACCTTAAAGAAAATTGGCAGATATTTCCAATAGAATGCCGAGGTGTAAATTTTCTTGGATACATTATCAGAAATGATTATGTACTACTAAGAAAGATTACAAAGTAGAATTTTATAGATAAGGTACTCTAGATGAATAAAGATAGCCTTTCTAAAAGAGACATAAACGTTCTTGGTAGTTATTGGGGTATATTAAAACACGCAAATTGTAGACATCTGTGGTTTAAATATATGAATGTAAAAGACTTTAAAGACTTAAACATAAACGTTCATAAAAGACGTTTTATTCAAGACATTTTGGGAATTCCTGTGATCGTTACTAGTGCCAAAATAGTTAATCGAAAAGGGACAAACTGGTTGAAGTTTGAATGTAGCTATTCAATAGATGACGTAAATACAGAAGATGTTTTAGTTGGAACTTCAGCAGAACTTCTTATAGAAGCTGCGCTACAATTAAACGCAAAAAGTTTCCCATTTAAAACTATTATAATTAAAAACGATAGTGGTTTCTACGAATTTACTTAACTTTATGATTTATGAATTGGATTAAATGTAAAAAATCAGAAATCAACAATCTCTACTGTGTAGATAACCTTAGAGAGGACTGGAGAGTTATGTTCTCAGTAAGAGATTATACCCCAACTGAGGAGGAATCTCAGCGTGAAGATGCTCCTGATTGTGAATGCTTGTGCAGTGCCATTAAAGGCAACCCTTCAGATTGGGACATCAAACAGGCTGTAATAAAGGCTCAGAGAGAATACGATGCCTCCGATGAAGTAAACTGTTTCTACGTAAACGGTAAGAAAGCTTGGATGGATAAAGCTACGAGAGTAGGTCTCGTAAACAGCATGTCTGTCTTGGAAGCAGCTGGTAAGACTACATATACTGTGTGGTTTGATAATACACCATACACAGCAGATATTAATATCTTCAAGAACCTTATTGCTGCTGTTGAGCTTTATGCTATGGAATGCTACGCAGTTACAGAAAGACATCTTGTAGAGATTAATAATCTTAGCACAAAAGAAGATTGTTTTAATTACGATATTTCTGCTGGTTATCCAGAAAAGATGCGCTTTGATATCCCAGCAGAGTAATTGATTTAATATGGTAGACTTTAACAAAAAGATATACAACACAAACAAGTTCAGACAGAGCGCATTGTTCTTCTAGGAACACGGTTGTTATACACTCGCTCCCAGAGGTACTACCGATTATATATAGTTTTGGGAGCAAGAAACAAATAGATGCTTAAATGGTTACGTTGCTCCTGATGGGGATGCTATAACAGGATACCATTATTTTTACTTAAACTACAGTCCTATTATGAAGTTGGAAGAAAAAGAATACGTAGATAGATACGGTAATACTCGTAAAAAACGTGAACGTGTTCTCAACTTTCCAGATTTCTGGGACTATGATTATTATTATTTCAATGCTATAGAAGAAGCAGAAAACCAAGGAAAACATATGGCTACGCTTAAGTGTAGACAAAGAGGATACAGCTTTAAAGGCGCGTCAATGTTGGTTAGAAATTACGAGCTCATACCAGGGTCTAAGAATTTCGCAGTTGCTTCCGAACAGAAGTTCCTTGTAGGCGATGGACTCCTTACCAAAGCTTGGTAGATTATGGACTTCGTAGACAAGCATACAGCCTGGTCTAAACAACGTCTGACTTCTACTCGTATGGAGCGAGTTTCTGGTTATAAGATAACTGATGAATTTGGTAAACAAACAGAACAAGGTTATCTTTCTAGTATTACAGGCATTACGCTAAAGAACGACCCAGAACGTCTTCGTGGTACTCGTGGTAAATTAGTACTGTTTGAAGAGGGCGGTAAATTCCCAAATCTAGAGACGGCTTGGCGTATTGAACAACCTGCTGTAGAAACTGACGACGGTGTTGCCTTTGGTCTACTTTGTTTATTCGGTACTGGTGGTACAGAAGGTGGTTCTTTCGATGGTCTAAAGAATATATTCTACAATCCGAAAGCGTTTAACGTACTTAGTTTCCCGAACATATGGGATGACGGACAAGAATAGACGGAATGTGGATTCTTTGTACCATCGTGGAGCAACTTGTTCATGGACAAAGACGGCAACAGTCTTAAAGAACAAGCAATAGAGGAGCTTATCAAATAGCGTAATGAAATTAAAGACGGTGGAGCGACATAGACATCTATAGATAGATTTATATCAGAACGTCCACTTAAACCATAGGAAGCTGTATTGGAATTAGGTAAAAATATATTCCCCAGGAAACTCCTAATGGATCAGCTTACTAAAATTAGAACCAACACAAAGATTAAAAACATGAAACACATAGTAGATCTTAGTTGGGATGGTGACGGTAAAGTACAAGCCGTCGAAAAGAAATCTGGGGATATAACAACATATCATTTAAAGAAAGATGACAAACCAGGAGGATCAGTAGTTATCTGGGAATACCCAATCCCCGATCCCCCATTTGGACTATACATTGGGGGTTGTGACCCGTTAACAGACCAGCGGGTCTAAAATCGAGCAAAAACGGTGAAAATCTAGAACAGACAACACCGTGCTAATCTTACTGATTGCGCAAGGCAGTAAGACAGTGTAACGCGTAGGAGGTGAATAAATATAATCCTCCCAAGAGTGCTCGACGCCAAAAAGGTGATGATGTACGCTGAGCTACATGGGGACATGTAGAAGTACGGATAAAAAGCCGTACGATAACAAATCTGATGACCACGATGAGTCGTTTACCAATTCCTTAGGATCTACTTTCATATTTAAGAGAGTCAAAGCCGGAGAAGCCTGGAACGACGTAATTGTAGCTGAATATACTGGTAGACCAGATACTGCTGAAGAATATTATGAAAACGTGCGTAAACTATTAATATTTTATAATGCACGACTTTTGTTTGAGAATGAACGTAAGGGTATTTACCCTTACTTCACAAACAAACATTGCGACTACCTGCTGGCGGATCAACCCGACAAGATTATAACAGAAGTCTTTAAAGACAGTAGAGTATAGCGTCGTAAGGGTTGTCATATGACAAAAGCGATTAGGGCATACGGAGAAGGTTTGATTCTCGAATGGCTAATGGAAGAATATGAACCAGGACACCCTAATCTAGAAAGAGTATACAGTGAACCGCTTATAGAAGAACTTATAGAAAATGACGGTGTAAGAAACGTAGACCGTGTGATAGCCATGTGTATGGTTATGATATACAGAGAAGAGTTGTTCTAGGTTAAGGTGGCCGCTGCAAAAGAAGAAAACAAAAAGGTTGAACTCTTCGAGTTGCCGTTGTTCAGTTAGAAATATTGGGATGCTGACAACGACGTACACGATGATACACCGTTATTTAGCTTTTAACAATGATTAGAGTAGAAGATAATTTATATAACGCAACATTCCCGCAACAAAAGCTTCCGCTATCAAAAAAGAATGAACAGTGGTAGCACGATTGTGTAAACTACATAATTGGAGAGGGAAACGTAGTGTCTGGTGGTATGAACAAGACACATTTCGGGGAGATGTAGACCTATTATAATTTGTATAATAGTATCTTCGACGAAAAAGATTTTAGGCGGATAACAAATCCGTTTAAGGTCGAAGAGGGATTTCCAGCAACACCACAAGATTTCAATATAATTAGGCCTAAGGTGGACCTCCTTATAGGTGAAGAGACAAAGAGGCCGATGAACTTTTAGGTTGTTAGGACATCCCAAGAAGCTGCTTCAGAACTTATGGACAAAGAGAAAGAACTGTTAATGCAGTATATAATGGCTGCTATTACTGGTAGAATGAGTCCTGAAGAAGCACAACAGTTTTAGCAACAGCTACAGAGTGGTGAGGTTATGCCACCAGAAGCTATTGCTAAGTATATGCAGAAAGATTATAAAGATGTAATTGAAAACGCTGCATACCACACTCTTGTGTACTTACGAGAAAAACTTACAATAGACAATGAATTTATTAAAGGTTGGAAAGATGCTCTTATCGCTGGTACCGAGATCTACTATGTGGGGGTACAGAACGATGAGCCTTATCTGGAGAGGGTAAATCCATTATTCTTCTCGTACGACAAAAGCCCGGATCTAGAATTTATAGAAGACGGATCTTGGTGCTGCAGAAGAATGCGCTTACCGGTAGCTGAGATATACGATAGATATTTTGATAAGCTTGAAGAAAAAGATTTGAACAAGCTTAACGAAATGCTTACCGGTAGACCAACAAACGATCACGGAGATAAAGACATCGTGGACAATTTCAACAGTATACAGATGCATATATATGATAATCCAATATACGATCAAAAGAGTCGTTATTGCATTAACGTATACCACTGCTGTTGGAAGTCTTTTAAAAAGATATATTATGTCACATATCAAGATGAATCTGGTGAAATCCAAACTGAGATCGTGGATGAGACGTACAAAAAGATAGGTACTGAAATCTCTGTAGAACCAGATTGGATTATTGAGGTCTGGGAAGGTTATCGTGCAGGTTCTGACTTGTATTTTGGCATCCAGCCTATTGAATATCAGCACGTCTCCATTGATAACCCTAACGCTCAAAAGCTTCCATACTGCGGATGTATCTATTCTAACACTAATAGCCGTCCTAGGTCTTTGGTGTCTATACTTAAACCTCTTCAATATATGTATATCGTCCTTTGGTACCGTCTTGAATTGGCTATTGCGAGGGATAAAGGAAAAGTAGTGAACATGGATATCACGCAGATTCCAAAGTCTATGAATATCACCCCAGAGAGATGGATGCATTACTTGTCTGCTGTAGGTGTAAACTTTATTAATCCGTATGAAGAAGGTTGGAATGTACCAGGTAGAGAAGGCGGAAAGCCTGCTACGTTTAATCAGATCACTTCTCTCGATCTTACTATGTCGAACGTGATCGCTGAGTATATACAGTTGATGGATAAGATAGAACAGTTAGCTGGTACAATATCTGGTATTACAGAACAGCGTATGGGTGCTATTAGTACTCATGAGCTTGTGGGTAATGTAGAACGCAGTGTTGTACAATCTTCACACATCACAGAGCCTTTGTTCTGGGCACACAATCAGTGTAAACGTCACGCTTTAAACATGCTGCTTAATACAGCTAAAGGTGCTTGGGAGCAAACAGGTAAGAAGAAGCTTAGCTATATCTTCGACAATGGTGAACGTGCTTATGTAGACATTCCAAACGATTTCTATTATGAAGACATGGATGTGTTTGTAACTGATACATCTAAAGATCTGGAGAATATACAAAAACTTCAACAGCTTATACAGCCTGCCATGCAGAACGGTGCTAGCTTGTTAGAAGCAGCTGAGATTCTTACAAACGACAACTTCAACATCATCAAGCAGAAACTGCTAGACATGCAGACTCGTCAAGAACAGATTCAGCAGCAACAGCAGCAAGCAGAACAGCAACAAGCTATTCAACTTCAGCAAATGCAGAATGAACAGCGTGAACAAGAGCTTATGCTTGAGGAAGCTAAGATGGATCTTGAACGCTATAAGATTGATGCTGATAATCAGACTAAGATTGCTGTAGCTGAGATCTCTACATATCGTGGTACCGAAGAGAAAGACATTAACGCTAATGGAACACCTGATCCTGAAGAGATGTACAAAGTAGCTATGGAACAACAAAAGATTCGTTCTGGTGAGTTTGTTAAGGATCGTGAGATGAAGTATAAGAAGAATATTGAAGATAAGAAGATCGAGCTGGAACGTGAGCGTATGAAGCATGAGATGGAGTTGCAGAAGCAGAAAGACGATGCAGCTCTTGAACGTGAGAAGATTAAAGCACGTACAGCGAGAGCTAATAAAGTATCAGGAGAGAAATGACAAGAGGTGAAGAACAAGAGCTCTTAGAGCTTACAAGACAAAACAACGAGCTTCTAAGAGCTATACTTCACTTAGTACAGCATGACGAAGCTAACGATTTTATACATAATGTGATAGCTAACTTAGTAGGTAATAGAATAGATCCTTATAACTATGGCAAAAATTATAGAGTGGCTTAAAGATAGTCACAGATATCAACACCTTATCGGTGGTTTTATAGTAGGACTAGGTTCTACAGACGTCTATTGTGCTGCATATACTGGCGTCGGTGTAGCTGGCGCTTTAGAATTTAAAGACAAATAGCACGGCAATAAATGGGATTGGATAGACTTTGGTCTCACAGTACTCGGTGTTGCTGCAGGATTTGGAGTAAAAACGTTGTTTAAAACATACGTACTATGAAGAAAGATCCTACAGAATTTCGAGATAGGTTTGCCAAATGGAAGGCTGGAGAGAAGGTGTATGAAGCTGGACTACCAAAATATGGCGGAGGTAAAGGCGATATAGATTTTCACGACGACGTCACAAAACATATTATACAGAAAGAAGGTGTTTTGACGGCACCAACGGATATAGGAGACGGAAAAATCACAATAGGTTCTGGACTTACTCAACAAAAATATATAGATCAATATAAAAGGAACGGCAACAAGTGGTCGCAGAAGGAAAATTACATTGCGGTAAAAGATACTGTTCGTGGGTTTGAAAATTCGCTACGCGGTATATTACCAGAATATGATCAATATCCTGCAGAGATGAGAAAAGCTCTTATTGATATTATATATAATATAGGTGAAGGCGGATTAAAAAATTCTCCAAAATTTCTTTCTGCTATGAAGTTGCACAATTGGAACGAAGCCAAACGTTAGATGGACTGGGATAACAGTGATCCTTTATTTGGCAACGGTGCAAGAAGGAGAAATGCGGAACGTGCAGCATTGTTTGATGCTGGATTGGCACATTGGTCTCCTGCTGGTCCAGTAGAGTAGATGATGGACAATTCTCCACGATTTGTACCACAGCCTGTAATCGTACCGGCAACAACACAACCCGATTATAGCATTCAAACGATGGTGGACAAGTCTATTCCTGCTATGTTAAATTCACGCAATAACGGAAGCTCTCCGTTATACGGAGGAAATGACTTTTCGTTTAGAATGCCTAGCATAAGAGAATACGTTGAACGAAACCTTATGCGACCACAATGGTAAACATACAGACAATGAAGTCTGAATAAAATAAACTTTAATAACTATATTGCAATATGGCAAAAAAGAAGAATACTATACCAAGCGAGTTTGAAGATGTTCTTGGTAGCATCTATAGTAACGCTGAGCAAGGTGGTGGTGTTACAAACATGAACACTTTGCTAGAAGGCGATACCAAAATTACGTTTGAAGAAGAGAAAGAAGATGAAAAAGAACCGCCAGTGAATACTGAGGACGGCAATAAGACGGATGACACTAAAGACTCTCACGAGGACGACAGTGATATTCCTGAAGATGTACTAAAAGGTACAGAAACAACGACAACCGAAGTAGAGGAAGAGGATACTAAAGAAGACGATACAGAGCCTTCTTAGGAAGACCTCATCGAAGCTCAGCAAGTGGGGCTTCTGTTCGATGCAATCGGCGACTCTCTCGGTTGGAATATGGCTGATATCGACGAGAAAGATAGGCCGCTAACTGTAGATGCACTTACAAGTTATCTTGCAGATACAGTAAAACAAAACTCTAAACCTGAATATGCTGATGATAGAATACAGCAGCTCGATGAGTTTGTTAGGAATGGCGGTAAGTTTGAGGACTTCTATCAAAAATAGTCCGATAGTTTACAGCTTGACGATATCGACATGGAAGACGAAGTTAACCAAAAAGCAGTTATTCGTGAACTTCTTAAGCACAGTAATTATTCTGATGAGCAGATTAATAAGAAAATTGCTCGTTATGAGGATAATGACATGCTTTATGAAGAGTCCGAGGATGCATTAGATAGATTAAAGTAGATCAGAAAACAGGAGGTTGAAGAAGCTGCTAAACAGCAAGAGGCTCTTGCCAGACAGCAAGAAGAGCAGTCTAAAGCATTCTTCGAATCTGTAACTAAGGACATCAACTCCCTTACAGATATTCGAGGCATCACAATCCCTAAGGAAGATCGTAAAGCACTGTTTGATTATATTTTCAAAGTAGATCAAAACGGTGTATCACAGTATCAAAAAGACTTCAATGAGAATCTATCAAAGAACCTTATAGAATCCGCATACTTTACGATGAAAGCTGACGCTTTGATCTCTAAAGCAGAGAAGAAAGGAGAGTCATCCGCTGCTGATAAACTTAGAAATTTGTTACGACATTAGCAAAAAAATCATTCAAAGTATAATGTCGAAGATAAACAGAAATCAGTTACGGACTTACTTGCAGGTGCGTTCTGATTAGATTAATTAAACAATTTAAATATATATGAACAATAGTTTACTTAATAACCTCCAGCTGTATCGCGGACGTCGTTTCAGCGACCTGGTGGATGAGAATATGATTTCTAACGCCCTGCTGACCAGACCTCATGAGGTATCTGGTTTGCTTTCACTGGTATTCGGTACTAAGGATGATGGCGTATCAACTGCTATTGACCTGATTACTGGTGGTCTTGGCAAAACTATGATTATCGAGAACCGCGAGTTTGAGTGGTCTGTGATGATCGACAGCGACCATGCTGTAAACATCCGTTGGGCTAAGGCTAACGGTCAGGAGATTACTACTAGCAATTATAGCACTGTAACTCCTGGTATGAACGGTCAGCCTATCTTCCTTGCTCTTGAGGAGAAGTGGTTCGGCGTTGGTGCGATCCTTTCTTTCGACGATTATAAGTTCCAGGTTCGTGTTGCCAGCGTTCCTTATCAGGATGGTAGCGCATGGGTATATGAGTGTTATGTAGTTGATCAGTCTAACGCAGCTTATATTCCTGGTGAGTTCCTGCTGCCTGGTCGTCAGGTAAGCCGTATGGGTTCTGCTTACGAGGAGTACAGTGATGAAGCTGATATCATCAACTATCAGACTCCATTTAAGATGCGTAACCAGCTGCAGACTCTCCGTCTGTCTTACGATATTACTGGCGATGCTTACAGCACTGTATTGGCTATCGCTCTTAAAGATCCCGAGTCTGGTAAGACTTCTTATCTGTGGTCTGACTATCAGTACTGGATTGCTCTTCGTGAGTGGAAGAAACGTGAGGAGAAAGAGTTGCTCTTCGCTAAAGGTAATCGTCAATCTGACGGTACTTATAACCTGAAAGGTACTAACGGTCGTTACGTTGCTAAGATGTCTGGTCTGTTTGAGCAGATTTCTCCGTCTAACGTACGTTACTACACAACTCTGACAGCTGAGTTGCTTGAGGACTTCCTCTTCGATCTCTGCTACAACATGCTTGGTACTAACGAGCGTAAGTTCATCGCCTTGACTGGTGAGATGGGTATTCGTGAGTTCGACCGCATCTTGAAAGAGAAGGTAGCTAGCTTCAATATGATCGATACTGTATTCGTAACTGGTAGTGGTCAGAATCTAACCCTCGGTGGATAGTTCACTACTTATAAGATGACCAACGGTATCGAGCTGACTTTGAAGCGTTGTGCTCTGTTCGATAACATGGAGATCTTCCGTCAGCTGCACCCACTGACTGGTAAACCATTGATGTCTTATACATTCCTGTTTGTTGACCTCGGTTCTCGTGACGGTCAGGCTAACATTGTAAAGGTATGTCGTAAGGGTCGTGAGTTTGTACAGTGGTTCACTGGTGGTTCTGTAGCTCCTAATGGTTATGCTAACAGTATCACTACGCTGCGTTCTAACAGCCGTGATGGTTACCAGGTACACTTCCTCGGTGAGATGGGTATCATGCTCCGCAACCCATTGTCTTGCGGTATCTTGTACTGCGATGCTGAAGATACAGAAATCAGCAACGACGGTATTTGATTTTGTTAAAAAGATAAATGTATTCG